GACGGAGGCCCAGCAGTTGGCCGCCCTCGAGGCCATTGGTAGCATGGTCAAGCAGGCTTTCCCTGAAAAAAAAAGCCCGCCCAGCTCAGAGCCCTCCGCGCCTGGGCAGCCGCCGTCATTGACTGCGGCATTGGTGCCGCCGCCCTCGACTGGTGGGAGCTGACGCCCGCCGAAACCCAAGCCATCACCCGCGCCGCCCGCGCCAAGGACTACCGGGAAGCCCAAAGACTAGCCGCCCTGGTGGGCGTTCAGTTGGAAGAGCCAGAACCAGAAGATGAACAGGAAGCCGCCGAAGCCCAGGCCCGCGAACACGCCCGCCTTGCCGCCTACATCAAATCAATAGCCAAACCAACCGCCTGACAAAGACCATGGCCCGTTCAGTCTATTATAAGCACGTGGTGGGGGCTGATGCCCTCAGCTTTGCCCTGCGCACTATCTCAAACGAGATGCGCAGCACCGTGCTTGAAGCTGCCGCCCGCGCCACCTGTCAGCCGGTGTTGGTGGCCGCCAAGCGCTTTGCCAAGCGTAGTGAGCGCACCGGGGCCCTGCGTGACAGCCTCACCATCAAAACCGTGGCGTATCCCGCCACCGGCAAAGCCATGGGTCTGGTGGGGCCTGATCGTGGGTACTATGCCGGCGGCCGTAGAATCACCCGGCTCAACGCTTCACTGCGCAACGCGGAAAAGCCCGCGAGTTATGCCCACCTGGTTGAATTTGGGCACCACGTGGTGACCGGTGGCAGCCTGCGCCGCCAATACAACCACGTGCTGGTTGAGACTGGTGGCGTCACCAAGACCGGAAAAGCCATCATGCGTTGGAAGCGGGGCACCGTGCGTAGCCAGGGCAAAGGCACTGTCACCTCATGGGTGCCGGCCAAGCCCTTCATCCGGCCCGCTCTGCTCACCACCACCGCCCAGCAGTCTGCTGCATTCACCAAGGCCATAGAAGATGGGTTAAACCGCTCAATCGCCAAAGCCAACGCCGGCGCCACGCGCCTCAAATAACATGGCCAAGAAATCACTGCCCGACGTTTCCGCCAAATTCATTGCCGATGTTGAAGGCATGATCCGCGACTTGAAGCGGGCCGATAACGCCACGCGCAGCACCGCCGGCAGCATAGACCGCGAGGTTGAAAAGCTGGGCAAAAGCCTCAAGAAAAAGTTCAGCGCTGGTGATATCGGCAAGAGCGTTTTGCAGGGGTTGGGCCTTGGCTCAGGATTTGCCGTGGCCCAGACCGCCGCGGAGGCCGTGGCCAATTATTACCAAAAGGCCGCGGAGAGCGCAAAGACCATTGCCGATCTGTCAGACCACACCTTTGCAATCTTTGAAAAGCGCCTGGCCCTTGGTAAGACGGATGAGCAGATCAACACGGAAAACCTCACCAAGCAGGCCCGCCTCATTGAGCGGCTGGCCGAATTGGACAAGCCCAAGATCAAGGAAAAGGTACAGGTAGATCAGGCCGGCAACCTTTACACCATACAGGAGCGCATTGCCCAGACCAGGGAAGAGGCTGAGACCGTGGCCAAGCTGCGTGATCAGCTCGAGGAAGTGGCCTACGCCATTGAGCTTTATAACCAGAAGGAAAAAGAGGGCGTAAACAAGAACGGTGAATCAGACCGCTCCCGCCGCGCCAAGGCACTGGCGGAGGGGTTGAAGATGCAGGAAGATGCCTATGATGCCCTGATCCGCAGCCAAAAAGAGGCCAATGACACCACAGACGAAACCAACAAAAAGGCCCAGGCTCTGGTTGATAAATACCGGGATCTGGCTGATCCCGTGCGCCAGTACCGCATGCAGATTGAGGAAGTAAACAAGCTGCACGCAGATGGCCGGCTCAAGGCCGAAGAGGCCGCCAAGGCCATAGAACGGCTGCAGGATTCAATCTTTGATGCCAGATTTGGGAAGCCCAGCGAAAAGCCATCAGACTTTGATGCAAATGAGGCCGCTGAGAAATACGCCAAGGTGGTTAAGGCCGCCAAGGAAATGGAAAATGAGCTCAACCAAATGTGGAACAGCGTCAGCGATCGGGCCGGCCAGGCCTTTGCTGACATGGTGCTCACCGGGGAGGCCGCTTTCAGTGATCTGGTGAACATCGTGGCCCGCGCCGTGCTTGAAATGGTTGCCCGGCTGGCCATCATTAACCCAATCCTCAACGCTCTCTTTGGTGGCATGACCGGCTTTGGCATGATGCCCGCTTTCTATGGCGCTGGGGCGGCCGGGGCCGGTGCGGCCACCGCCAAGTATGCCGGGGCATTTGCAGAGGGCGGCACCCTCGAGCCCGGCAAATGGGGCATGGCTGGTGAGAATGGCCCTGAGCCAATCTTTGCCGGATCCGCACCGCTCACCGTTATTCCCAACGGAGGGGCGGGAGGGGGGAAGGGCGATACCTTCCACTTTGAATATCACATTGGCGCCGGTGTCACCCGTGAGCAGCTGATCCCAATCCTGAAAAACAGGGAGCGGGAAACCATTGCAAAGATCAGCGACATGCGCCGCCGCGGCAGCGGTGGCATGGCTTACGCCTAAAACTACTCCCATGGCCATCACCTATCCTCTCACCCTGCCAACACACACCGGCTTTCGCTCTTTGGAGATTCAGCCAAAGACCGTGGTTGGCCTGGCCGCTTCACAGTTCACATTTGAGCAGCAGGTTTACCAATGGCCCGGCCAAGGCTGGCTGCTCAACGTGGAGCTGCCGCCAATGTCGCAGGCCAACGCTGCCCTTTGGCTGGCCTTCTTTCTGGCGCTCAATGGGCCTGAGGGCACATTCTACGTGGGGCCCAGCATTCGAAAGGTGACCGGCGGCACCAAGGCCGGCACCGTCACCGTGGATACCGGCGCCGTGGCCAACTCAACCGTTTTGCCAATCACCGGCGGCACCGGTGACTTTGCCAAGGGTGACTGGCTGCAGGTTGGCACCACCACCGCCTCACGCCTGCACCGCGTCATTCAAGTCAATGCCGGCAGTGTTGATGTTTTCCCGCGCCTGCGCAGCGCTTATGCCAACGGCACCGCCATCACCTACAGCAGCCCCAAGGGTGTCTTCCGCCTACTGGCCCTGCCGTCTGAGGCATATGATAGCCGCAAAATTTGCCACGGCCTCAACTTCACCGCAGTGGAGGCCATATGAGCCGCACGTTACCCACCGGCTTTGCCGCCCTCACTGAGGCCAAGGTTTTCCGCCCTGTCTTTCTGGTGGAGCTTCAATGGCCCGGCGGCACCATCTATGTCTGGAATGGTTACGGCACCATTTCATGGGCTGGCCACACCTTCACCGGCACCGGTCACCTTGGCACCATTTCCCAGATTGGTGAGTCTTCCGATCTGGCCGCAAATGGCGTCACGCTGCAGCTTTCCGGCATCCCCTCATCATTGTTGGTGGAGGCCCTTGCCAATGATTCCCAAGGCCGCACCGCCAAAATATGGCTGGGTGCGCTGGCCAAGGATGGCAGCTTTGCTGCGGATCCTTACCAGATATTTGAGGGCGTGATTGATATCTGCCCGATTGAAGACAGCGGGGAAACCTCAACCATCAGCGTGAAGCTTGAAAAGGAGCTGATAGACCGCCGTATTAACAACCGCCGGTATACTCACGAGGATCAGCAAATTGATTATGCCGGGGATCTATTCTTTGAGTACGTGGCCGGCCTGGTGGATAAGGAAGTCACTTGGGGCGGAAAGAGCCAGGCTGCCAATGGCCTGCCGGCCGGCGCCGTTTATCCCACCGCCATTGGTATGGTCCAATTCGAATAACCATGCAGCGCAAATCCAACTGGCCCGCCGCTCTCAGCCTCTTCCTGCAGGAAAAGGCCGCCCTGCCTTTCCAGTGGGGTGAAAATGACTGCTGCCTTTTTACTGCTGACTGGCTGGCCATCCTCACCGGCCAATATCCCGCGCCCGCCGCGGAGCTCCGCGGCACGTATGCTGATGCCCTGAGCGCCGCCCGGGCGATCAAGCAACGTGGAGGGGTGGAGCAGATTGCAGCCGATTACTGCGCCGCGCAGGGGTGGGGTGAGGTGGCCACGGCCTATGCCCAGCGTGGAGATATCGCCACCGTTGATACTGAGCACGGGCCGGCGCTGGGCGTGGTGCTGGGCCGCGAGGTATGCCACCCGGGCGCCGCGGGTGTTGTCCGCGTGCCGCTGAAAACCGCCCGCCGGGCGTGGAGGGTTGGCTGATGCCTCAAGTTATCCCGGCCATCAACGCTATCCTTGCCAGTGCCGCCTCATATATTGGCGTCACCGGCGCAGCATCGGCATTTATTTTTACCTATGGCGTACAGACGCTGATGATAGCGGCCAGCATTGCCTATTCATCCGCCCAGCAGCGCAAGCTGCGCAAAAGTCTTTCCAACATGGGCAGCACGGCCGGCATTGACCAAGGCCGCAGTGTGATGGCCCGGGATCCCGTGGCTGCCCGCCGCCTCATCTATGGTCAATGTCAGGTATCTGGCCCGCTGGCATTCATGCACACCAGCGGCACAAACAATGAATACCTGCACCTGGTCATTGTGCTGGCCTCACATGAATGTGAAGAGCTGGGGGATATCTACTTCAATGATACCTTGGTCCCGCTCACTGGCACCGATCCCTCAAGCGGAACCTACGTGGGATATGCCCGCGTGAAAAAGTTCCTTGGCGTCACCGCCGGGGAGAGGGACACCGATCTTGAAACAGAGTCCGGCGGGCTTTGGACCAGCTCACACCTTGGCAAGGGCATTGCCCGCCTGCACGTGCGCCTCAAATACTCAACTGACGTCTTCCCCAACGGCCTCCCCGTGATCAAGTGCCTGGTCAAGGGCAAGAAAGTTTACGATCCCCGCAGTGCCACCACCGCATGGAGCGCCAATGCCGCCCTCTGTGCCGGTGACTTCCTGATGGATGCCCGCTTTGGCAAGGGCGTGGCCCTCGCCCGCATCCGTGATACAGAGTGGGAGGAAGCCGCCAATATCTGTGATGAGGATATTGTGCTCACCGATCTGAGCACGGAAAAGCGCTATACCTGCAATGGCACCGTCAATGCCGATCAGGATCCCAATGAGACCTTGCTTGACCTGGTTGGCGCCATGGCCGGCCACATATGCGACACCGGCGGGCAGTGGACCATCCGCGCCGGCGCCTGGCGCACACCCGTGCTCACCTTTACTGACTCAGATATCTGTGGCCCGTTTTCCACAGTCCCGCGGCAGTCTCGGCAGGATAGCTACAACGGGGTGCGCGGCACATTCATTGCAGCCATCAACCAATGGGCTGCGGCTGATTTCCCCTTTGTCAAAAATGACACCTACAAAACGCAGGATGGCGGCATCAGGCTGTGGAAGGATGTGGCTTACAACTACACCACCAGTGCCGCCACCGCCCAGCGCCTGGCCAAGATAGACCTTGAGGTTGGCCGGCAGCAGATCATCTGCAGCGGGGATTTCCTGCTCAAGGCCATGCAGTGCCAGCCCGGTGACGTCATTTCCCTCACCCGCGCCAACCTTGGCTGGTCTTTAAAATACTTCGACGTGCTCAGCGGGTCTTTCAAGATCAATGAAAATGAGCAGGGGCCCACCCTTGCCATTGCCCTGAGCCTGCGTGAAACCGCGGAGGGGGTATGGGATTGGGCAGACGGGGAAGAGACTGCCGTTGATCTGGCGCCCAATACCACGCTTTACACCCCGCTCACGGTTGCCACGCCCACCGGCCTCACCCTCAACAGCTCGAGCCATACCGTGGTGCAG